TGCTAGGCGTATGGTCCCAGCGTGTGCCAAAGTTTTCGATGCTGTGACAGAGCACCGGCTCATCCATGACGGCAACCCCATCCTGGCTAGACACCTAGGAAACGCGGTAACAAAGATTGACAACCTAGGGCCACGCATTGTGAAAGACTCTAGGAACAGCCCTAGGAAGATTGACGCGGCGGTTGCAATGGTGCTATGCGTAGACCGTGCACTGACAGGCGCTAAACTAGAACCTGTGCCTGAGTTCTTTGGATAGGTGATGATTAGTTCAACTTTGCAAATTATTGGCGCTGTGACGGTTGTTGCAGGCGTGATGCTTATCTCTTTCCCTGTGGGGCTTGTGGTGGGTGGCGCTGTTCTAGTTTTACTCGGATTAGCTTTGGGGCGATAAGTGGTATTCAACAGACTTTGGGAAGATAGGGCGATCAGTTTTCAATCAATTTGGGAAACTGGTGATGATTTTTCTTTAGGCAATCAGTCAGGCACTCATATTGATGAGGCAAACGCGCTCACCATTGCAGCGGTTCATTCTGCCGTGTCTTTGATTGCTGACACTGTGAGCACTCTGCCGGTGGATTGCTTTATTCGTTCTGATGGGAACCGTAGACCCTTCCGTCCGAAGCCTTCATGGGTGTCACAACCTGATGTGAACTTCAATGGGCACGCAGTGTTCTATAACAGTCTGCTTGTGTCGTTGCTGGTGGATGGTAACGCTTTTGTGCGTGTTTTCAGCAACTCTAAGGGCGATGTTGTGAACTTGGTTGTGTTGAACCCCAACACAGTGGAAATCACACGCAACGCTAAGGGCTTGCTGGTTTTCACGGTGCAGGGTGAGGATAGGCCTCTGACTTCTGAGCAGATCCTTTACATTCCTGATTTGTTGCGCCCTGGTACGGTTCGCGGTGTTTCGAGGGTTCACGCGCTGAAAGAAAACCTGGGGTTGTCTAAGGCGCTGGAGCTTTACGCCGCTACCTTCTTTGGGCAGGGAACAACTTTGCAGGGTGTTATTGAGTACCCTGGTGCGCTCACTGGTGAGCAAGCTGATTCGTTGCGTAATGGTTTCGATAACGCTCACAAGGGGTGGCGTAAGTCAGGGCGTACAGGTGTTCTCAGCGGTGGTGCGACCTTCAAAGCAACACAGGCAGACCCTGAGAAATCCCAAGCACTTGAGGCTCGCAGAATGGCTGTGGAGGATATTGCACGGATTTGGCGTATCCCTTCCCACATGCTGAACCTGCCTGGAACTAACACTTATTCCTCGGTTGAGCAGAACATGCTGGGTTTTGTGACTCACACGTTGCGCCCTTATGTGACGAAGATTGAAGATGCGATGAGTTCGCTAATGTCGCGTTACCCTGGTGGTTCTGAGGCGTTTATCAAGTTCAACATGAATGGTTTGCTCAGGGCTGACATTCAAAGCCGTTTCAGTGCTTACTCGACTGGTTTGCAGTCTGGGTTCCTCGCTATCAATGATGTGCGCCGGTTGGAGGACTTGAGCCCACAGGAGGGCGATGCTGCTAACGCGGTGCGTGTGCCTTTGGCTAACGTGAACCTCACTGAGTCTGGGGTGAAGGCGCAACGTGAAAAAGTACAAATGGTGCGCGATTTGGTGTTTGCAGGGTTCGATCCTGGTGAGGCTATGGCAATGATTGGCCTGCCTCCTGTTGGTCACACTGGTTTGCCTTCTGTGCAGTTGCAGGGTGTGGCGCAGGTGAACCCTGAGGATCCTGATTCTGTGTATAAGGATGAAGTTCAGTAATGCCGATACTCAATCAGCACGTCATTTTGAACACTTCCACCGCCACCCTTATTGCGGGGCGTGACAATATGCCACAGGATGTGATTATTCACGATGCGGAACATTCTGAGTCCACTGTTGTGTTCTTGGGCAACGAGAGTGTGACGGCTGCTAACGGTTTGCATTTACATAGCGCTGAAACTATCCAAATGACTTTGGGGCCAAATGATGAGCTGTGGGCGATTGCCGGTTCTGGAACCCCAACGGTTCACGTTGTTAGGATACAGAAAACAGACTAATGCCTTATTACATTACTGACCAGAACCCTGAGTGTGAGGGTTGGGCTACCGTGAAAGAGGATGGGGAGTTGCTTGCTTGCCATGCCACGAAACAGGATGCTATTGATCAGGGTGTGGCGGTTGCTTTAGCTGAGGACAGCACGTTCGAGGGAGAACTGTCTGAGAGCCGTGAACTGCCAGATAATTACCGACCTGCTACTTCTGAGGATGTTCCAGAGGGGCGTGCTTGTGGAAATTGCATTTTCTTCAATGAGGACAACATCGATTCCGAGGGGCGTGCGTTTTGTGAGCGCTGGGAGGAATATGTTGAGGGTGGTCAGTATTGCAACGCTTGGGAGCCTCGCAACGATGAGGAACAGCGGCAGGTAGATTTGACCCCACCGGCTTACATGCGTGCGAGTGCTCGCAGAGGGCTTGAGTGGCACGCTGAGGGACTTTCTGGCGATGGCCTACTAGATAGGACAGTGCGTGAAGCTAGGGCGTTAGAACAGGGCTCCGTGACAGCAGAAAAATGGGTGCGTTTGCGTGCTTTCCTCGCTCGACACATGGTGGACTTTGATGCTCCTGCTGCTTCCCCCAATCACGAAAGCTTCCCCAGCCCTGGTGTTGTGGCAATCGCTTTGTGGGGCGGGGGGACAACTAAGCGTAGTGCGGAACGCGCATCAGACTACGCCGATGGTGTCATTGCTAGAATAGAAGCAGAAAATGAAGGCCGAGCTAAGGGGCAAGCATTGAGCAAGATGGAAACCCGCGTTACCGTTACTGATTTTGAGGTGCGTGAGGAACAAGATGGGATGCACTTGACTGGGTATGCAGCCCGATTCAATGAGGCTTCTGAGCCTTTACCATTCAGGGAATATATTGCGCCTGGTGCGTTCAAGCGCTCTCTGCAATCCCGTAACGATGTGAAACTGTTGTGGAATCACGATAGTTCTACCGTGCTGGGATCCACTAGGGCGGGTACTTTGAAGCTCACTGAGGATAACCAGGGTTTGCGCGTGTCGGCTATTCTCCCTGATACTCAGGCTGGGCGTGATGCCAAAGTGCTTATCAATCGTGGCGATGTCACAGGATTTTCCTTCGGTTTCACTGTTCCCCAGGGTGGGGACTCATGGAACGAGGATGGTACGGAGCGCACGTTGAACGCGGTGCGCCTAATGGAGGTTTCTACTGGTGTGGCGTTCCCCGCATACCCCACAACTAACGGCACTGCTTTGGTGCGTGGTTGGGACAAGGTTGCTGAGCGTGCTGAGGTGGATGCTGATGCGCTTGCTGACGCGTTGTTGAAGATTGAGAACGGTGAGGACATTAGCACTGATGATCGCCAACTGATTACAACAGTGCTAGACAAGTTGGCTCCTGCTCAAAAGGTTGAGGAACCTAAGGGTGATTTGGAGATGCTTGCTTTGAAGAAGAAGAAGCTCGAAGTTTTGATGGGACTCTAATGGCTACTAAAGATGACATCAAGAAGGCAATCTTGGCGGTTGCCGGTAATCCTGTTTCTGGCAGTATCGCTGCTTTAGCTGATGAGATGGCTGAGGCTGTGTTCGTGTTGGATAATCCTTCTGCCGTGACACCCGCAAGGGTGAAGCCTACTAAGGGCACCGTTCGGCAGGCTGAGAAAGAAACTCGCGTTGTAGAGGCTGCTGAGCAGCGTTAGTGAGTTTTCCCCTGCAGGTTCTTCCCCTTTCTTTTCCTGCGGGGGTTTTCTCTTTTCAGGAGTTAGGGAACCCTAACCTAGTAAACTAGGAATACCGGATTTGTGCGTTATCGCTGCTGGTAGCTGTTGAGCGTTATCGCCATAGCGAAAACAACTAATCAAACTATTTGGAAGGACTACTATGTCTGAGTTCATCAAGACTCAGGAAGAAGCCCGCGCCAACCTGACCATGCAGATCCGTGAAGTTATTGACGGTGCAGAATCAGAAGCGCGTGGACTTGACTCCGCTGAGTTGGAAAAGATTGACCGTATTGAAGCTGACATTCGCCGTGCGGATGAGGCTTTGGAAGTTGCTAAGCGCAACGCTGACCGTACTCGTGAAGCTGCTGAGGCTTCTCGCGGTCTTGAGGTTGTTGAGGAAGCACGCAGCGCTGCTGACGTGTTCCGTTCAATGGCTCGTGGCGAAGTTCGTGGACACAACTTCACGATGGAGCAGCGTGCAACGCTAGTTCCTTCTGCTAACACTGTTCCTGTTAGCTTCCTTGACCGTGTTTACGCTCTTGCTAAGCTCGTTGGCCCTTACCTCGAAACTTCTGAGGTTTTCCAGCGCGACTCCGGCAACGACCTGCGTATCCCCGTGATGACCGCTTACAGCACTGCAACTGAAACCGCAGCTGGTGCAGCGATGGATGAGTCCGAGAACACTTACAGTTCTCTGCTTCTTCAGCCTGCCAAGCAGGGCTTCATTGTCAAGCTCGCTAACGAGCTAATCAGTGACGCTGGTTTCGACATCGAAAGCTCTATTGCTGAGAACGCTGGTGTTGCTATCGGTACTCGCGTGAACACCATCGTGAACACAGCAGTTGAGGCTGTTGCTGGTCTTGGTGTCACCGCTGCTTCTGCAACGGAAATCACCACCGATGAGCTGATTGAACTGGCTTTCTCGGTTGATGGTATGGCACGCATGTTGCCTGGTGCTGGCTTCATGGCTAACACTGCAACTCTCGCAAAGATCCGCAAGCTCAAGGATGGTAACGGTGCTTACATTCTTGACCCCGTAGTTGGAGGCCCTGACCTTCTTCTCGGAATGCCTATCTACGAGAACCCTGCTGTGGATGCTCCTACCACTGGAAACAAGTCTGTACTGTTTGGTCACTGGCCTTCGGTGAAGATTGCAACCACTGGTTTGGAAACCTCTGTGTCGAGCGATGCTTACTTCGCAAACGACATCACCGGCTACCGCTTCACCTACCGTGTTGCTGCTGGTGTTGCCAACGGTGCAAACCACATCAAGTACCTGATTCAGGCCTAGTCTGTTTCATAGAAACCCCTCATCGCCTATCACGGGCGGTGGGGGGTTTCCTCGTTAGTGGACACAAGGTGACGGGTAGAATAGAACCTGGAGGATTTACATGGCTATTGAAAACGGTTATGCCACACTTTCTGATGTGAAGGCAGCGCTAAGAATTACAGACACAGTAGATGACAGCCTGCTTGAGATAAGCATTGAGGCAGCATCGCGTGAGATTGATGGTTGGTGCGAACGGTTCTTTTACTCGACAAGCGCCACACGGGTTTACCTGCCTACTGATTCGTTCACTACTTACACTGATGACATTCAAACTGTGACTACTTTGAAGGTGGACACTGCTGGTGATGGCACGTTCGATCAGACTTGGACAACCTCAGACTTTCAGCTTTCCCCTTTGAATGGGATCGCGGGCGGTATTGAAACCCCGTTCAACACTGTGAGCGCTGTGGGTGACTATTTGTTCCCTATCTATCAGCCACGCAATGTGGAGGCTCAGCAGGCTTCGGTGCAGATCGTGGGTGTGTTTGGGTTTGCTTCTATCCCTACCGCTATCAAACAAGCGTGCATCATTCTTTCGATGCGCCAATTCAAGCGTTACGATTCGCCTACTGGAGTGATGGGCTTTGGTGATTTGGGTGTGATGCGTGTGGGGCGTGTGGATCCTGATGTTGAGAAGCTCCTGATGCCCTTCAGAAGGGTGAGGATGGCGTGAGCATCAGTGATATTCGTGACGGGTTAGCAACTAACCTTGCAACCATTTCGGGGCTTAGAACCGCTGCTGACCTCCCTGATAACCCTTCCCCTCCTATCGCTGTGGTGCAGTTGAACAATGTTAGTTATGATCAGGCGTTCAAGCAGGGGTTAGCGCTTTACAGTTTCACTATCACGGTCATTGTGGGGCGCGTATCGGAGCGCACAGCACAGGCCAGATTGAACGCTTACGCCTCCACTGGGGCTGGTGGAATCAAGCAGGCTATTCAGTCAGATAAGACTCTTGGTGGTAACGCTTTCGATGTCAGGCTTCAGGAGATGACTAACATTGGTGCGATAACATTAGGGGAGCAACAATACTTGGCAGCTGAGTTTTCAGCAGTCGTTTACGCAGAATAAGGAGACATTGTGGCAGTTTTCGCAGCTACAGATTTCGAGATTACTATTGGGGGCACTGATTTCAGTGACAGCCTCGCTGCGGTCACATTGGACATCAGCAAGGAGCAACTGGAAACCACCGCTTTTGGTGATTCAGCTCGCACCTACATTGCCGGTTTGCAGGATGCAAGCGTTACGCTTTCGTTCCACCAGGACTTCGCAGCCTCGGCTGTGGATGAAACCTTGCACACGGCTTTGGGAACTGAGTTGGCTATTGTTATCAAGCCCACCTCGGCTGCTGTTGGAAGTGGAAACCCCAGCTATTCCTTCTCAGCTTTGTGCACTCAGATAACTCCATTTTCGAGTAACGTGGGGGATCTGGCTACACAAGATGTGACGTGGCCCGTGTCTGGGGATGTAACCCGCGCTACTTCCTAATTTAGGGTAGTATCTGGGTTATGAACTTCAATCTCCTAGTTACTTTTCTTGACGGTACAAGCTCCGAGGTCAGTGGCATTGCTGCTGACCTTGTTGCGTTTGAGGCACAGTTTGACATTAGTGTTTCGCGGTTGAACGCTGACATGAAAATCACACATCTGTTGTGGTTGGGTTGGCATGTGTTGAAGCGCACTGGTGAAACTAAGCACACGTTTGATAAGTGGGTTGAGTCTGTGGAAGGCGTTGAGGCGGCTAGCCCAAAATAATGAAGGGGCTGGGGGAAACCTCAGCTCATTGGCTTATCGCTCAGATCGCTGTTGAAACTGGCATTAGTCCTACTGAGTTGCTTTCTTTAGAACCTCGTATGTTGTTCACTTTGCAGCGTGCTCTTGTTGCTAAGGCTAATGCTTCTCGAAAGCCACGCAAGGGCAGGCGATAGAATAGAAGCAGGATTGGAGTTCTCTTGCTTTCTACTCAGATGCGCGTTGAGGGTATCGCTCAGCTCAATAACACCCTGAGAGATTTGGACCGTAAGGCTCTAAATAAGCTCAAGGGTGAGATGCGGAAGAGCATCAAACCTGTTGCATCCGCTATTGCTAATGATGTGCCTGAGACCCCTCCTCTGTCTGGGATGAATCATAACGGTGTGACCAGGTGGACTGGTCAGGTGAAAACTTC